GATCATGTCGCCGTGTATGGCTGTAACTTTACCTGTGCAGGATTTGGTTGTAAACCAGGCGAAAAATCAACAGGTGCCGATGAAGTGGCCGAGATGGTTCATATGTATCCCACATTCACGGATCTACCCTTGGTAGAGACTGGATGCGATAGTTATGCCTCGTGGCACCCAGCTTACAAACACCTGAGTCCCACACAGACCACAGAAGAGTTGGTAGAACGCATGTTGGCACTCACACCCAACAATATGTGGACCCAGAACAATGGCAACGATGTGCATCTTGTGATCACCGGTGGCGAACCTTTGTTGGGCTGGCAACGTGCCTATAGTGAACTGTTGAGTCACCCACGCATGCAAGATTTAAAGAACATCACATTTGAAACCAATGGTACCCAAGAACTGCACAAAGACTTCCGCCACTTTTTGTTGAACTGGACCTTGAATTCCAAGTTTGGTAAGTTTGGTAAACGTGGTCCAGGAGCACTTACATTCAGTGTCAGTGCCAAGTTATCGGCGTCGGGTGAGAAGTGGGAAGATGCTATACGTCCTGATATTGTTATGGATTATGCCGACATTGGGCACACTTATTTGAAATTTGTGGTCGAGACCGATGAGCATATTACGGAGGCCATACGTGCTACTGATGCGTATCGACGTGCAGGGTTTAACGGCACAGTATATCTTATGCCACAGGGCGGTGTAGTCGAACCGTACGATCGAAACAAACTACGCATCGCAGACATCTGTTGTGCGCAGGGTTGGAACTACAGTCCAAGATTGCATGTGGATCTCTGGGGAAATGGATGGGGCAAATGATAGAAACACAACAAAGAACTCTGGCAAGAATGATCAGTTACAGGATAACTGCATGGTCATTTACAATTTTTTACACTTGGCTGTTCACCGGCAATATTGCTGCAGCCACAGGATTTGCCACGGTGTTACATATCTTGCTCAGTGTTGACTATTACATACACGAACGCATCTGGCTCAAAATCAAGTGGGGCCTCAGGTGAATATTGGATTTATTGGTCTTGGCAAACTGGGTCTAGACTGCGCTGAGGTGTTTGCCGAACACTACCGGGTACGTGGATATGATATTCAACCTCGATCCAGTGATAGTGTTGAAATCTGTGACATACAGGAAGTTGTACAGCTCAGCGACTGGATTTTTATTGCAGTACCGACTCCGCACGCGGCTGAATACGATGGCAGTTTGCCCACTAGCCACTTGCCGCCCAAGAACTTCTTGTATGACGCAGTACAACAGGCCTTGGTCAAGGTCAATCACTATGCAACCACGGCCAAACATGTGGTGCTTATCAGCACAGTATTACCCGGCACCTGCAGACAGCAGTTGGCTGGCCTGCTGAACGAACAACACAGTTTTGTGTACAATCCTTATCTTATAGCCATGGGATCAGTCAAGTGGGACATGGTCAATCCTGAAATGATCATGATCGGCACAGAGAATGGTAGAGACGACGGGGTGGCCGCTGAACTGGCGTCTGTGTATCAGCCCATGATGCAGAACCGTCCTAGGATCATAACCGGCACCTGGGAAGAGTGTGAATGCATCAAGATTTTTTACAACACATTTATCAGTGCCAAACTCAGCCTGGTCAATATGATACAGGACTTTGCCCAACGCATTGGCAACATCGATGTGGACTGTGTGACCTCAGCTTTGTCAGCCAGCACACAACGCATCATCGGTCCCAAATACATGACCGCCGGCATGGGCGATGCTGGTGCTTGTCATCCTCGAGACAACATCGCCCTGCGTTGGTTGGCTGAAGAATATGATCTTGGCTATGACTTGTTTGATACCATCATGCAGGCACGCGAATGTCAAGCCCGAAACCTAGCAAACTTTTTGGTCATGCAAGCACAAAAACACAACTTACCTATAGTCATACACGGCAAGGCCTACAAGCCCGATGTGGCCTACTGCATTGGCAGCTACAGCACCTTGGTGGGCTTTTATGTCGCTGAAACAGGGCATCGTTGTTACTACATTGATCCTCTGGCCGACGATACTGTGGACGTGTTGCACGATTTTGATCGGCCGGCTGTGGTCTTGATGGCACACAATCGTGCAGTCACATACAGCAATGTGACTGGCGAGCATAAAGATCATTTTTATTATGACATCCGACCTGGCAGCGTTATTGTGGATCCGTGGCGCTGTATCCCGGTTGACATGCCGGACTTCACTGTTGTACACTATGGAAATACCAGAAAACAATGAGTCCTATTCCAGAATACATTCATGTCACTGCCGACTCTGATGCACTGTTTTACATACGTGCAGAATGGCAGTTGTGTCGTGTAAAATGGCCGTGTCGTTGTGAGATTTCTAGACGTATGTTGTGGCCTGGTACTCAAGCCTATCGCGGACGGGCCATGTACACAGGTCCTGGAGAACCAGTGTTTGAAACACGCTGGCACGATTGTGCAGAACATATTGTATGGCAACTAAAGGAGTGACAAATGGGAATACTAGATAAATTTTTTAAAAAGAAAAAACCTGCGGAGGTCAAGACCGAAGCACCGCGGCCTAAAAAGAAATCAGAAAAAGAATTGGCCACCGAACGTGGCGAGCCTTATGTGACCATACTCAGCATGGAGATTGATCCAGAAAATCTCCAATCGGGCAGTTTTGAACTGGACTGGAACGAAAAGTTTGTGGCCAATTTGGTGCGTGCTGGATATCAAATGAATGCCAAAGACGCTGATGCTGACATCGTGGATCGTTGGTTTACTACTGTTTGCCGTAATGTGGTCATGGAGACCTATGAACAGTACGAAGCCATGAATCCCGAACGTGATCGAGTAATCAAGAGCCGCAACATTGGCGACGGTCGATCGGAAGTTTCATGATATTCAATCATATCAAACAATTGCATGCCGACGGCAAGAAGATTGGCATTGTATTCAGTACCTTTGACATGTTGCATGCTGGCCATATAGCCATGCTGAGTATAGCCAAGAATCACTGTGATTACTTGATTTGCGGCTTGCAAACAGATCCCACTATAGATCGCCCAGATACCAAAAATAAACCTGTACAAAGCATTGTGGAACGACAGATACAGCTGGCCGCTTGTCGTTATGTGGACGAAGTGGTGGTATATCAGACCGAACAGGACTTGATTGATCTGTTGCTGATCTTGCCGGTGGATGTGCGTATCCTGGGCGTAGAATACGAGCACAAAGATTTCACTGGTAAAAAAGAATGCGATCGGCGTAACATCGAAGTCATATTCAATGGTAGAGATCATTCATTCAGCTCATCGAGTCTGCGCAAACGTGTGGCACAGGCCGAAAGCGAACGTATGTTGAAGAACGGTCCACCGGAATCAGACCTGAAACTCGACGTTAAAACATTGAGCTGGTAGAATCCAAACGCCATGAACTTGTACATCAACGGCGACAGTCATACCGCGGCTGCCGAAGCTGTGGTACCGCATGCATTTGCCGAGGACGATCCAGATCTATTAGAGTTTGGGAGACAACCACACCCTGCAAATTTTGCAGTGAGCTGGGCACGACAATTAGGCACACTCATGGGAGCTAATAAACTACACTGTGATGCCGAAAGTGCCAGTTCCAATGCCCGCATTTTGCGTACCACACGCGAGTGGTTGAGCACAAACACTCCAGATCTCTTGATCATACAATGGAGCACCTGGGAACGCGAAGAATGGGAATACAATGGTATTACCTATCAAGTCAATGGCAGCGGCATTGACCATGTGCCGCCGGAAGCTGCTGAGCGATATCGTGATTATATAATTGGACTTGATTGGCTACAAAAAACCCAGCAAGCACACAATGATATTTGGCAGTTGCACTTGGAGCTAAAGCATATTCCGCATGTGTTTTTCAATGGCAACAACAACTTTAGTCGGGTGACCAATCACCAAAATTGGCATGCCAACTACATAGCACCTTATGATCCCAGCCAGACCTTTGACAGCATTTTACGGCAAAATGGACATGAACCCAGGCACAACAGCTGGCATTTTGGCAAGGATGCTCATAGCTTTTTTGCCCAATTTATGTTACAATACTGTATTGACCACCAATTCTTTTAAGGCCCAATATGAAGTATGTGCTGATTGACACAGCAAATTTGTTTTTCCGTGCCAGACATGGTGCATTCCGTGCGGCCGATACCTGGGAGAAAGTGGGCTTTGCTCTGCATGTGACCTTGATGGCTGCCAACAAGATGGCCCGGCGTTTTGAAGCTGATCATGTGGTGTTTGCCTTGGAAGGGCGCAGTTGGCGCAAGGATCATTATAAACCTTATAAGGCCAACCGTGCTGTGGCCAGACAAGCTCTAACAGAAGCCGAGCAAGAAGAAGATAAAATGTTCTGGGAAACCTATGATGCCCTGACTAAATACTTGAGTGAGAGGACCAACTGTAGTGTCGTACGGTGTCCAACCGCAGAAGGCGACGATATCATAGCTCGCTGGATTGCATTACATCCCCAAGACGAACATGTGGTAATTTCAAGCGACACTGACTTTGTACAATTGCTTGCATCTAATGTTAAACAATACAATGGTATTACAGACGAATTACACACTATAGAAGGAATCTTTGATGCCAAAGGTAAACCAGTTATCGACAAGAAAACAAAACAGCCTAAGACAATTCCTGACCCGCAATGGCTTCTCTTCGAGAAGTGTATGCGCGGTGATTCGAGTGATAATGTGTTCTCGGCATTCCCTGGCGTTCGGACGAAAGGTACCAAAAACAAAGTCGGCTTACAAGAAGCGTTTCTTGACAAGGATAAAAAAGGTTACAGTTGGAACAACCTTATGTTGCAAAGATGGACCGACCCAGACGCTGTTGAGCATCGTGTCCTAGACGACTACGAACGCAACAGAACATTGATTGATTTGACAGCGCAACCTGATGAAGTTAAAGAGACAGTTGATGTTGCCATCCGCGAACAGATCAGCCATAAAGATATAGGACAAGTGGGTGTGAGATTCATGCAGTTTTGCGGCAAGTATGAACTGAACAAGTGTTCGGAATCAGCAGAAAGTTTTGGGCGATGGATGAATCAAACAT